AGGATCAAGCATTGCCGCCGCATCGCTACGCGCTACGAAAAGCACGCCTCCAACTTCCTCGCCATGCTCAAGCTCGCCGCCGTCCGCCTCTGGCTCAGGCATTATGAGTCCATGGCCTAACTCTCTTTTCGACCTCTTCACTTTTAACGCGAGAACGGTCGAGTTTTTCCGCGAGAACTTTTCGACTGACCCGACGCCTCTCCTCGTCAACCCGAACAAACCGCATCGGACGAGCTTCAACGTTCGGGAGAATCCATTGGCGTATCGACATAAGCTCGCCCGTTACAGTTTTCGTGAAGAGCAACAAGAGTTCATGAACTTCCACGCATTACCGCCGCTGCTCTCCGCCGACGATCCCGATGATATGAACATGGAGAAACGCAACACGCTGGATTGGCCGGAAGAAGATCGCTGGAAGCTGGCGTTTCAGTGTTCGATGTTTGGCGTACGCGCTACGAGGATCTAATGCCCGATAGCGATCCATGAAATTGTATACGCGCTGGACGTGCTCTGGTTTTGCGCGGTGTACTGCGACGCGCTGATCGGAACGATGCCGGCGGCATTTCCCGGCGCCGCCGAGGTTTCGTAAGACCCGATAATTTGAAAGCAGGTATTAGGAAAAGCGATTGGAAAAGTGCCGGTTGCCACCGAGTTGATAGGGACGCTTATAGACCCCCACTGAATAATTAGGCCACCGGGAAGCTTCGCGTATCCGTTATTCGCCAGCGAAACGTTGCTCCCCAGCGAGCTCGCAGTCAGCGCCTGCGTCGCATCGGTGCCGGTGAAGGCGGTTGCCGCCGAGGCCAGCGCCGCAGGCAAAACCTTCCCCGAAGCCGGCTGGTAATCGACGCAGCGCCAGACTCCCGATCCTTCCGAGCGGAAGATCGCGGTGTCGCCGGCCGCCGTCGTGATGCTGGCGCCGCCGGGCAGGATGATCGAGGCGTTGTTCGACAGCGTCAGCGCGCCGGCGAATGCGAGCGTCCGCTCGGTTCCCGCCTGCGCCGCGTCGAAGGCGGTGATCGTTGCCGTGCCGGTGACCTGAAGGTAATTCGCCGGCGCGGCGCCGATATTGACGGTCGCGGCCGAGGCGATGGTCGCGAAGGCCTCGTTGATCGCCGCCCCGGCCATGGCGAGCGGCGTCGTGCCGTTGAAGGTGTTGGCGACTGGCGTCGTCATGACGAAATCGGTGCCGTCATATTCGACGGTGACCGGCTGGCCGTTCTGAATGTCGCCGGCCGAGAGCGCGGCCTTGCCCGCATTGCTCATCTTCTTGATCGACGCCGCGACAAGCCCGGAGATCGCCAGCGTCGCCGCGCCGGTATTGGTGAAATTGGCGCGAAAGGAGTAGCGCTCGCCCGTCGCGTAAGCGGCGAGCGCCGCGGCCGGGGTGAGGACATAGGCGTTCGCAGCGCCCGTCGAAGCGTATCTGCCCTGGATGCGTCCCCAGAAGCGGGCGAGCGCGCCCATCCCGGCGCGCCAAGCATCGTTGACGCCGGAGGGCGCCATGCCTTCGGGCATGCCGTTGGGCGCCGGCTGGCTGTTCGAAGCATCGAGCTCGGAATAGGTGCTGCCGGAGAGTTCGGGCATGGCTGGCTCCCAAAAGAAGAGAGGCGGCCCATGGGACCGCCCCTTCGGTTCGAGATCGATCGGCGCGCGGCGCGCGCTTCAGCCGCGCTGCGCCGCGACGGCCCGCGTCAGGTAAAGCGTGATCCGGTGATCGTCCGTCCGCACGCCATGCATGGCGGCGACGAGGATCGCTCCGGAAACGAGCATCGCGGCGATCTGCGCGCCGCCGCGCGGGCGCGGATCGCGCAGCGCCCAGAGCGCCAGGAGGCAGAGAACGCCGAGTCCGAGGCCGCTATAGAGGTCAAGGATGGGATGCCAGCCCAGAAGGAACACCCCCGTGACGATCAGCGCCTCGAGGAGGATGAGCGCGGCCGCGGCAAGGCGTCCCGCGAGGGAGCGCGTGCCGTACCAGATCAGCATGGCGAGGCCGCCATAGAAGACCATGCTGAGCCCGGCATGGCCGCTCGGCAAGGAGGCGGCGCGGACGCCGTGCCCGAATACCGTCAGGCGGAATGAGCCGATCGCCAGCTTCAGCGTTAGCGTCGCCGCGATGCAGAGAAGGAGCCCGGCGCCCCAGAGCGCCGCCTCCTTTGCCCGCCGGCAGAGCACGAGGGCGCCGGCGACGGCGAGAAAGGCCGGCAGGATGACGGCGGCGTCGCCGAGATCGGCGAACCAGAGCCAGAATTCCCTGGCGGTCGGGTCTTCGATCAGCATCGGTTTCCCGCGCGAGGAGCAGGCATGCGGGCGAGCGAACGCCGCGGTGACGGAAGCGTTCCGCCAAGCGCCCTCAGAGCGACAGCAGCGTGTTGATGAGGCTGGAGAACGGATCGAAGCCGCTGCGCCCGAGCCCGAGCGCTCCTGCGAGCGGATTGACGGCGGTTTGCGTCGTCTGCGTCGCCGAGTTGCCGTAATTGCCCTGCACCATGCGCATATAATTGGCGAGATTGTTGTAGGGCAGGTTCTGGTCGTAATTGTAGCGGTCGATCGCCGCGTTGATCTGCTGCTGCGCGAGCTGCTGGCGGGCATCGCCGACCGAGGCGAGCTCTTGCAGGTTGGTGTAGTCCTGATCGGCCAGCGACGGCGCCAGCGCTGCAGCCTGCGTCATGTTGCGCCGCTCATTCGCGTAGTTCTGATAGGCGAGGTTGCCGGCCGTGTCGGTGAGGGCGCTCGCCAGCGCGTTGGCATAGGCGCCCGAGCCATAGCGCCCGGCGCCCTCGAAGGAGCCGGTGATCCGTGGCGCCACGGCATTGGCGACGTTCCCAAGAAGCTGCTGGAAATAGGGATTGGCGGCGCCGAGGAAGGCGCCGCTCGCCGTCGCGAGGTCGGCGTTCTGCGCCGCCGTGGTGAGCGGCGAGCCGGCCGCCGCGCGCTGCGCCAGGAGATCGAGCGCCTGGCTCGTCTCGGGCGAGACCGGCGCCACCGTCGGTCCCGGATAATATTGCGGCCCGCCCTGATTGTAGAGATTCTGCGCCTGCTGAAAGCCGAAGGTCAGATAGGGTTGCTGGCCGACCCAGGGCGCGGTCTGCGTCGTCGTGGTCGTGCTCTGGACGGGCACGCCACCGCCGCCGCCACCTTTCTTGCTCATTTCAGATCTCCTTCATCAGAATGGGTCCGATCTCCTCGAAGCCGGCGGCGCGGCGCCAGCCGGACCGGCCGCTGCCTTCCATGAGCGTGCAGCCATTCGCCCGCGCATAGGTCTCGATCATCGCCTGCATCGCCGGCAGCCATTCGCGCATGCGCCGGCCGCCGATCAGCGGCACCTGGCAGACCTTGCATTTCGGGTACGCCAGAATGCGCGAGACGATGGCGGCCTCGATCCCTTCGGCACCGCAGGCGAGCCAGAGCTGCGCCGTGCCCTCGATGCAGTCGCGCCGGACATCATCCTCGCCATAGAAGCGGTCGTAGCCGCGCCGCATCGCCGCGAGGATATGCCCGCGCGCCAGCGGCCAGATCATGGCGACATGGCTCGGATGAACGCCGCAGACCTGCATGCCCCCTCCCCGCCTCATCCCAGAATGACGAGCGTCATGATCTGGTCGGTAGCGCCGCTCGCGGCGTGATTGAGAACGGCCGAGCCCTTCGCCCGCCCGGTCACATAGATGCCGGCCCGCTCGGCGGCGCTGGCGCTCGCCGTTTGCGGCATCCAGAGGAGAAAGCTCGCGGGTCCGATGCGCGGATCCTGGACGGTCGTCGCCGTGGCGCCGGCCTGCAGTGTCACCGCCAGCGTGCAATTGACCTTCCCCGAATTGATCCGGTTGATCGCCTGCGCCAGCTTGCGGCGGTGCGCCGCCGCGTCGCTCTGCCATTCCGGCACGCCCGTGAAGCCGCGATCGGCGCCGGTGCTCATCAGCGCAGCCCCTCGGCGACGGCGTCGATCTCGACGCCGCTGATATGCGTGAAGGCGGCGCCGGCCGGCAGCGTCAGCCGGGCGCGGTGATAGCGGGCCGAAGCGCGCTGCGGCGCGTTGCCGAGCGCGTCGACGGCGACGGCGGCGCCGAAGGCCACCGGATCCAGCACCCGGTCGCGCGTGCCGAGCGCAACGGCGGGCACCCCGCCATCGACGATCGGCCGCAGATTGCGCACGAGCCCGCGCCGTCCCGGAAAGAGCTCGGCCTCGCCGGTATCGACGGTCGCGGCGAGGTTGGGGCCGGTGAAATAGTTGAGCTGATGCGTGGTATCGAAGGCGGAGAGCATGACGCGCCCGCCCGCCCAGGCGCGGCTGTCGAGCGAGAAGGGCAGCGTCTCGAGAGTGAAGCCGGTCGCATCGAGCCCGTCGAGCGAGGCGCCGAAGCTGAGCGAGCGCAGGATCAGCTCGCAGGAGAGGTCCGACAGGGTGAAGCGGTCGAGCGACCAGTTATAGGCCAAGAGCCGGTTCGGATTGCCGCCGCTGTTGCCGACGCCCGGATAGGCCCAGAAGCACAGCTTGTTCACGGGGTCGATCGCGGCGGAGATGCGGTGGAAATAGGAGGGATCGAGGTCGGCGAAGACGGTCTTGTCGATCTTGTTGGCGCCGATCGGCCGCGAGGCGCTGCCATCGAAGGCGTAGAAGCCGTCCTCGCCGAGATAGTAGACCGTGGCGCCGAGCTGGGCGATTGAGCCCGGAGCCGGCGTCCCCCGCGCGCCCTCCGCCGTCGTGAAGGCGAAGATGGCGGGCGGCCCCACATAGTTCATCCGCACGATCGCCCGCTCCTGGAAGATTGCGCCGTCCGCCGCGCCGAGATTGCCGACGATGCCCTGCACCCAGCCGGCGTCGCCGACGAGGTCCTGGAAATCCGACTGGACCGCGGCGGCGGCCGATGTGCCGGGCGTCGGCCAGTTGGTCGGATCGTCGATGGCCGGCCACCAGACGCGCTGCGGCTGATTGCCGTTGACGCCGTCGAAGGTGTTGGCGGCGACCACCCAGTCGCGCACGACGGCGAGATAGCGCGCATGCGGCGCCGCGGCGGCGAGATCGGCGAAGGCTGTGCTCGATCCCATGATGAAGCTCTGAATGGGATCGGCGAAATTCGTCATGATGATGCGCGATCCGAACTGCGCCGCCGACCAGCGCTGATCGGCGGCGGTTGCGTAGCCGCCCGCCTTCGAGACGTCCGTCCAGCTCGTCGCACCGGCGGCGAGGGCGTAGAGTTTCGTGGCGTCTCCCGCGAAGGCGTTGACGTTGCCGGACGCATCCTGCGCCGCGAACGCGCCTTGGCAGCGGGCGGCAAGCGGCCCCGAATATGCTGCGAGGGACGGCATCGGCCCGTAGCTCTGGGCCGTGCGCGGCAGGCAGTTGTGCACGAAGCCCGAGCCGGGATTGGCGAAATCCGGCTGGTCGGGCGTGTATTCGGCGACGGGGACGAACATTGCGGCATCTTCTCTTGGATCGCTTCCGACCGGCGCTCAGGGATTGCCGGTATCGGAGCGCATGACCATCTGCCCGCCCCAGCGATCCTGCTGGTCGGCGACCATGAGGGAGCGCGTCGCGGCGGCGAACATGCCGGCCCAGAGCGGCAGACGCTGATCGCTCATGATGAAGGGCTGCGCCTCGATGAGCGCTGCGTAGAGATAGACTCCCGGCGCATTCACGATGAGCCAGTTGGTCGGAGTCTGGGCGAGCGGATCGAAGCGCTGATAGTAGGCGAGCGTCACGCCGTAAGCCGCGTCGGGCGTCGGCCCGAAGCGGAGATTGTCCCCCTGGAAGGTATAGACTTGCGGCCGGCCGTTGGCGGTGCCGACCCAGGCGGCGTTGAGCTGCTTCTGGGTGACGAAATCGAGATCGGCGATGGGCACCGTCGCGAGCGAGACGGCCCGCGCTTCGAGAAAGCCGTTCGGCAGCGCCAGGGTCGGCACGCCCGCCGTCGTCGTGTAGAGAGCGGGATCCGTGACCTGCTCCATCGCCCGGATGCGAAGCGGCGGCGAGGGAAAGTTGGGATCGTCCGAGCCGTAGAAGATCCGGGACTCGGCTAACGTGATGAAGTCCGGGATGTTGGCCGCGAGATCGGCGCGCGCCAGCCAGGTGCCGACCGCGTTCTGCAGGTCGGCGTAGGTCGCGATCGTCATGACATGCTCCTCTGCCCTCCTCGGGCGCCGTCATCGCGAGCTCTCCGCACGGAGGGAGGGGTATCGCATGCGGCCTAGCTAGAACTCTCGCCAATCCCCTCTCCCCTCGGGGAGAGGATGGGTGAGGGGGAGCCGCCGCGGCGCGGCGGAAGGGTGAGCGTCGCGGCTCACCCTCCCCGTGCTCGGCAGGGTCCCTCCTGAGCGTAAGTCGAAGGGCCTCTCCCCGAGGGGAGAGGGATTATGTTAGCGCCCCTCAGATCTGGCCGGGGGCGGTGCGGAAGTGGCGGAGGTCGGGATCATTGAGGAGCCGCCGCAGCAGCTCCTCATTGCCCTTCTCGAACGGGTCGGCGCCCCAGATGCGCTTGGCGATCTCGCGCATGATCGGCGGGAAGGAGGCGACGCGCCGCCATTCGCGGCTCGGGCCATAACCGTCGCCCTCGCGATAGAGCGCTTTGTTGCGCTCGATCACCGGCTCCAGATCGCTGACGAGCTCGAGGGCGAAGCGGCCCTCGCCCTCGTCATAGTGCAGATACTCGGCGATGCCGTCGTGGCGGTCGAGGAGGAGAGGGCCGCTCACGGCTCAGAACTCGATCGGGCACAGATTGATCTTGGCGCCGGCCGTCTCCTGGATGAAGGCCATGAAGGATTGGCCGCCGACATCGAAGATGCGAAGCTCGTTCGAGGTCACCGGAAAATCGTTGGCCGTCGCCGTCACGGTATTGGTCGGCCCGAATTTCACATAGGCATAGGTCTGTCCGACGGTCTGGACGCCGACGAAGCGCGCCGTCTTGCCGCTCGTCGTCTGCGGGATCGCGACAGTGGCCGAGGTGGCGCCGGAGACGACCTGGACGCCGCCGCCGGGATAGCTGATGGCTTCAAAGCGCATGGCTCTCCTCCCCTCAGGCGACGAGGTAGGTGATGTAGGCGTTGCCGGCGAGGCCGGCCGATGCGCCGGAGACGGTCGAGCCGGTGAGCCAGGTGCCGGGCGCCATGCGCTGGCGCGTCTTGCCGTTGGTGCCCTTGTCGGTGACGTTGTCGAAGGTGCCGGCGACGGCGACCGACAGCGTATCGATGAGATTGGCCGAGGCGGTCGTGGCCGAGACGGAAGTCGTCCCGACGCTGACCGAGCAGGCGCCGCTCGAAGGCGTCGTCACGTCGAGATGGACGCTCGCCACCAGGATGGCGACGGGCTCCGGGCTCGCCCAGGAGAAGATGCCGCCGCCCGTATCGACTGCGGCGAGCGGCACCTTCACCGTCTTGCGTCCGCCCCAGCGCGGCACTTGCGGCGAGGGCGTGCTCGGCCCGCCCCAGCGCGCGAGATCGAGACCGTCGAGTTCATTGCGCACCGACACGCTGGCATCGGCGTTCTGCACGAGATCGGCCATGATGATGTCTCCAATGAAAAAGGCGCCCGAAGGGGGCGCCTGCCTGCTGCGAGTTTCTGAGCCGATGCAATCAGCTCGTCTCTTGTTCACGATGAAGAATCTCTTCCAACTCGAAGGCGGCGAGCGGCCCGACCGGTCGTGATCGCGTTTACTGCGTCGTCAGATCGGCGACGATCGCCGAGCCCGCCTCGTTGCGGGCTTCGAGCGTGTATTCGGCGATGACCATGCCCTTCTCGGCATCGCCCGTCTTGGCGAGGTCGACCGTCTTCATGGGTCGGAGATTCGCGACCGCCCAGAGGTCGGTCGTCAGGATGTGGAGGTCGCGGTCGCGGCTGAACTTGTTGGCGACCACCTTGTGCGTGCCGAAATCGCTGACATAGATGTCGATCGCCGCCACCAGCTTCCTGTCGGTGGTGTCCTGCATGCGCGTGTTGTTGCCGGTGAAGGTCGAGATCACCGTCTTGTTGAAGGGCCCCGACATGATGAGGTCGGGCTCGCCGCCTTGCGTCCACGCCGCCTGGATCATCGACTTGACCAGCGATTCGGTAAGGGCGCGCTGCGTGCCGTCGGTGGCGGCCGCGGTGGGCGAGCCCGAGGCGCCGCCGGCGCCGCGCGCCGTGTTCGTCGCGTACCAGCCGCAAAGCGGGCGGAGCTGGCGCGGCGTCGTGCTGTTGCCGGTGACGGGCGCCTGGTTGCCGCAGAGCGTGAACTCGATGTCGCGGCGCAGCTCCTTCGTCCGCTTCATGAGCTGGTAGACCATCTCCTTCTTGCGGCCGGCCTTCGAGACGGCGTCCTGCGTGCCCGAGACGATGACGTCCTTGTACGAGATCTGGCAGCGGTTGTTGACGCGGCTCGTCGGAATGACCGCGGCGAAATTCTGGATGTCGTCGCCTTCGAGCTGCGCGTTGGTCGCCGCGGCGGCGAGGCTGTCCGGCTGCCATTCATGCAGCACGGCGCGCGCCTTCACCTTGCCGATATTGGCCTGGAAGGGCGTGTCGGTCGGCGAGATCATGTAGATCTCGTCGACCAGATCTTCGCGATTGCCGATCGCGGAGAAGGTCAGGAACGTATTCGCGATGGTTGCCATTCTTGCTGTCCTCGAGGGTCATGGGGATCTGGCCGCGCCGGACGCGGCGCAAGGGGAACCGAGGCGGCGCCGGGTCGCGCTCTCCCGCCGGTACTGCCGCCGCGGGTGGGAGCCGCATCGCACTCGGGATGAAGGACCGCTGGCCCGAAGGGTGCGGTCGAAGAATTTGGTTCAGAGGTCGCGCAAGGCCGCCAGCACGTAAGCGGCGCGGTCGTCGAGCCGGCCGCTCTTGCGCGCTGCCTTCTTCAGCGCCGCGAGCTTGCCCTCCGCCGCCTCGCCATCGCTTGCTGCGCCCGGCTTCTGCACCTTGCCGGCGCTGACGACCTTCTTCGCGGCGGCGTCCTTCTGCGCCTTCATCAGCTTGCGGTAGCGCATGGCGTCGAGCGCGACGAGGTATGTGCGGTGATCGGCGACGCCGCCCAGCTCCTCCGGCGTGAAGCCGCGCTCGGCGAGATAGGCGCTGAGCTCGGCGACGAGCGCCTGGCGCTGCGCCGCGTCGCGGAATTCCGGCGCCGCCGCCTGGAGCCGCTCGAACTCGCGGGCGACATAGTCGCGATTGTGCTCGTCGGCGAGGCGACGGCGCTCTTCATAGGCCTGCGCCAGGTGCTGACCGCGCTGCTGCAGCGCCGCCATCCGCTGGGCGAAGGCCGCGGGATTATCGCGCGCGAGCTTCGCGAGCTCGTCGATGCCGGGGATGGCCGCCGCCGCGTTGCCGGGCTCCGCCTGCGCCAGCATCGCATCGAGCCGCTCGGCATAGGCGCGGCGCTGCTGGCCGAGCACGCGCTCCTGCTGCGCCACCTGCTGCATCTTCTGCGAGAGCGCGCGCTCGCGCTCGCCTTCCCGGCGGGCGATCACCGCCTGCAAGGCGCGCGGCAGCTTGCGGAAGCTCTCCTTCTCCTCGGCGGGCCAGCTCACCGGCGGCGCGATCTCCTCGCCGCCTTCCGCGCTCTCGCTTGCCGCTGCCGCCTTCTCCGCCTCCGAACCCGCTGCGAGCGTTTCGCCCGCTTCGTGTGACGCGCCGCCCGCCTCTGCCGCCTCATCGCCCTCCTCTGCCGCCTCATCGTCGTCCTCGCCGAGGCGCTCCAGGACGCGGGCGGCGCGCTCGTCGAAGGCCTCGGACGGGGTCAGTTCATCGCTCATCGCTCGTTCTCCAGTTCTAGGAATTGAGATGCGCCGGCGCGCCGCTCACCGCATCAAGCGGAAGCGGCGCTCGCGCTCGCGCTCGGCGAGCCGCTCCGCCGCGAGGCGGCCGTTCTGGACGAGGCTCTCGAAATGCCGGCGCAGGCGCTCCGTAAGCTTCAGCATCAGCCACAGCCGCTCGCGCCCCTCGACGTCGCGTGCCGGCGCGCGGCGCCATTCCTCAACGCATTCGCGTTCGAGCGCGGCGAAGGCCTCTGCGACGAGCGGATCGCCGAGGATCGCCGCCGCCCGCCGGCCACGCTCGACCTCGCTCTCGCTGCTCTTGCCCGTCATCGCCCCTCGCCTCCGTAGATGCCGGCGCTTCCAGCCCTGCTCGCGGGCGCCCGCGCCGCCAAGATCTGCCGGCGCAGCTCCGCCTCATGGTCGAGCCCGGCGCGCATGCGGGCGATTTCGAGCTGCGTCGCCGCCGCGATCTGCGCCTTGCGGATCTCGGTCGCGGCCTTCACCTGCGCGTTCGCCGCCTCGATCTGCGGCTGCTGCTGGACGCGCTGCCGCTCGGTCTCGAGCGCCGCCTGCTGCTGTTGCAGGAGGGGATCGGCCGCCGGCGGCTTCGGCGGCACGGTGCGCGGGTCGGTGTAGAAGTTGCCGACCGATTTAAGCCCCGCCGCCTCGACGAGCTTCGCCAGCTTCGCATAGATGTTCTGAAGCGTGACGAGCGGCCCCTCGACACCGCCCTGCATCTGCACGATCTGCTGGTCAATCTGCAGCAGGTTCGTCATCTGCGCCACCTGCTGGTCGCGGTTGCCCGTGCCGAGGCCGACGCTCACCGTCATGTCCATCTCGTCCGTCCATTCGCGCGGGTCCATGGCGACCCAGGCGCCGCGGAGGCGAATGATCTGCGGCTGCTGCTGATGCTTCGCCACGAGTTCGAGGATGCGGCGGAAGGCGCGCTTGACGCCGGTCTCGGCGAAGATGCGGGCGATGAGCTCCAGGCGCTGCTGCGCCGCGTTCTGGATGGTGTTGATCCCGGTCGCCGTCTTGTTGAGCGTGTCGGGATCGAGCCCCTGATTGTAGCGGGTGACGCCGGTGCGCTGCTCGCGCACCGTGTCGATATACTCGATCATGGTGAAGGCGTCGCCGCCGAGCGGCGCCGTCTGGATCGGCACCAGCGCCGAGGGGTTCTTGATGCGGACGATGCCGCCGGGGCGGCGGTTCAGAAGGTCATCGAGATTGACCTGCCCCTCGACCACGCCCATCTGCGGCGCGTTGCTGAGATAGAGCGAATCGAGCGCGCCGCGCCATAGCGTCGACTTGATGAGCTGGAGATCGATCGTCTGGTCGGCGATCGACATGCCGAAGAATTTGTGCGGCATGGGGATGGGGGTGAGCGCCGCGAAGGGATGGTCATCGACCTCGTCATTGTCGAGGATGACCGCCGCCCCCGCCCCTGCCACCGTGACCTTGCGCAGCTCGGCGACGCCGTCGCCGTCGTAATCGACGCGGATATAGCATTCGGTGACCCAGACCTCGCGCATCGACGGGTCGAGCGCGCTCGACTCGCGCCACGGCATCTCGTCCTCGTCGGCGAAGCGCTCCAGCCGTTCGAGGCTGAGATCGGCGACCTCGTCATCCTCAAGAACGGCGAGCTGCTCGCGCGGATAGCCCGCCTCGATGAGCTCCGAGATGGTGCGCTTCAGACGATGGGCGAGGAAGGGCACCTCGTCGAGATCGACGGCCCGGCGGTCGATGAGGAACTCCTCGGGCGGCAGCGGCCGGATGCGCACCCGTCCCGTGCGCGTCGTGCGGCGGAGGACGACATCATGCAAGAGCGGCGCCGGGGGTTGCCGCTCGGCGGCGGGCGCGCGCTCCGTCTTCGGCGCGCCCGGCGGGGCAGCCCCCGGCCCCACCCCGGGCGCCGCCGCCGCGGAGGCGGCGGGCGCCGCGCCCGTCGCGGCCGGCGGGGAGGGTGCCGCCGCCGACGGGTCGGAGTATGCCTTATCCTGGATGATCTCGATGCCGGGATCGGCGGCGAGGATGGCGAGCTCGGCCTCGGTGAGGCCCTGATAGGTCTCACGCGTCACATCCTCGCTCTCGTCCCACCAGATCTTGATGATGCCGGCCTTCTTCAGCAGCGCGTCCTTGAACCAGGCGTGGAAGTTGCGGAAGCCCTCGTTCTGCTGCATCCAGATCCAGTTGACGTAATCCGTCGCCTGGTCGGCGATGGCCTCGGCGCCGGGCCTCGAGGGATTGAAGCGCACGACCTCGTCGCCGCTCGCGAAGATGCGCATCAGCGACGGCATCATGCTGTCGACCGCCTCGGCGACGTCGCGCGAGACGACTTGGCTGCGCCCCTCGATCTCGTTGCCGAAGAGCTCGCCCTTGTAGAAGCGCTCGGCCTGGCGCCGCTCCTGCGAGAGGAGCCCGCCCTGGAAGCCCAGCGAATTGTAGATCTTCGCCTCCAGGATCGCCCGGAGGTCGGCATCGGACATTTTGGGCATGGGGAGTGTCCTTTTCGGGCGCCGGGCGCGCGGCGGCGCCGCGGATGCCAGCCATCAGCGGCTTGGGGACCAAACGAATTCCAGGTGGACGGAAAGCGCGAAAACGAAAGGAAGATGAACCTACAACCGCGCCTCTTTCCCTCTCCCCCTCCGGGGGAGAGGGTTGCGCAGGGTTGGCGAGGCCCCCGGGGCACAACCCGGGGGCTTACCCGAAGCTGGGTGAGGGGCCTCGCGCCAGCGATCGGGGCACGAACCCCGTTACGCGGCTTGCGTCAGACCGCAGGCCGATGATGCGAACGACTTCTGATGCACGGCACGGGATCATGTCTGTGGCCAGAGGCAATCCGGCAATTATAACCTTGACGTAGTAGGCAACATGATGTAATGGCTTCATTCCGATGGAGCCGCACATGTCCGACCTCTCAAATCTGATCTTTCACGATGCCGAGAAAGCCCGCGAATGGCTCGAAGCACGGATTTGGGCGAATGGTCGCCTGTGCCCCCATTGCGGTGTCATCAACCAGTCCACGTTGATGCAAGGCAAGTCGCACCGCCCCGGCCTCTATCAATGCAACGCCTGCCGCGAGCCGTTCACGGTCACGGTCGGCACGCTCTATGAGCGTAGCCATATTCCCCTCAACAAGTGGCTCGCCGCGACGCACCTCCTCATGGCTTCCAAGAAGGGCATGAGCGCGTTGCAGATTGGCCGCATGTTAGATCTGCCGTACAAAACCGCATGGTTTATGTGCCATCGCATCCGCGAGTCCTTGCGCGCCACGATGCCGGAAGCTGGCCCGCTCGGCGGACAGAACAAGGTCGTGGAAGCGGACGAAACTTTCGTCGGCGGCAAAGCCAAAAACCGCAAGAACAAGGTTCCACCGAAAGAGGCCGTTCTGTCACTGGTCGAGCGCGGCGGCAAGGTTCGCTCCCGGCATGTCGCCGATGTCTCAGGCAAGACGCTTCGCGATGCCATGGTCACTCAGATTGACCGCGCGTCGTACATCATGACCGACGAAGCGCCCGCCTATACGACGATCGGGCGCGAGTTCGGCGGCCACGGTTCTGTCAACCACTCAGCCGAGGAATATGTCCGCGCCTACTTCTGGCACACCAACACGGTCGAGGGTTACTTCTCGATCCTCAAGCGCGGGATCGTTGGCACGTATCACCACGTCAGCAAGGAGCACTTGCACCGCTACCTCGCCGAGTTCGACTTCGGTTACAACGAGCGCCAAGCTCTCGGCGTCGATGACGCGGCGCGCATGGCGAAGTCAGTGCCAGGCATCCTCGGTAAGCGCCTCACCTATCGGCGGACTGGTCAGCGGGCGAACGAGCAAGCCTAAGATGACGCGCGCTCAATGGCGCGCGATGTTGAAGCATATTGAGGGATGAAGCCATGGCGGATATGAGTGCCATCGCTGCCGCGCTGGCGGCTTTCAATACGGCTAAGAACATCGCGCAGGCGATGATAGGTCTGCGGGATGCTGCGGCCTTCCAAAGCAAGATGATCGAATTCCAATCCGCGATCTTGGATGCCCAGAATAGCGCTTTTGCGGCGAACGATGAGCGCGCGGCGATGATTGAGCGCGTACGCGAGCTTGAAACAAAGGTGGCTAAGCTTGAAGCATGGGAAGCTCAGAAGCAGCGCTATAAGCTGGACCGGCTGGAGCCGGGAGTCTTTGTCTACACTCTGAAGCCAGAGATGGCCGCCGGCGAACCACCTCATCACATTTGTCAGACCTGCTACGAGCGCGGCAAGAGATCGGTCCTCCACGCGGATGAGCATGTGAACGGTATCCATCATCTTTCCTGTAACGACTGCGGCGCAAAGCTTCAGGTCGGAAATTGGAATCCGCCAAAGCTTGACTATGACAACGGTATTGATGACGGCCCGAATGCGTGGATGGGCCGCTAAATAGCTAAGCGCGCGATCTACCCTTGCGTACCCGTCCCTTGCTGGCGGGGCATTCTTTCTGTTTAGGCGACGGGCGATGCTTCGGCCCACTTTGGACCGCAGCGTCTACGGCTTTCTCGAATCGCTCCCAGCCATCGGGGCGTAGCTCTATCCCCGCGCTTTGAGACTCGATGCGCCTTTTGGGTGTATGATCGTTTCCCATGTATCGCCTGTACATTGACGAAACCGGCAACGCGGATCTTGGGGCATCAATCAATCCCAATCACCGCTACCTAAGCCTCACTGGCGTCATCATGGGCCTGGAATACGCCCGTGCCAATACCTATCCCGCGCTTGAGCAGATCAAGGCCGACTTCTTTGGCTCGCACCCGGACGAGCCGGTTATCCTTCACCGAAAGGAGATCAAAGAGAAGAAATGGCCGTTCCGCGCGTTGCGCGATCCCGACACAGAAGCCCGTTTCAATGCCGCCCTTCTTACCTACCTCGGCGATCTCGATTGCCGCGTCGTGACGGTCGTCATAGACAAGCTCGAACATCTGAATCGCTATGCCGTCTGGCGATACCATCCCTATCACTACTGCCTTGAGGTTCTCGTAGAGCGCTACGTCAACTTCCTGCGCGACGGCGGCAGGAAGGGCGACGTTATGGCGGAAGCACGCGGCGGCAAGGCCGACATGCGTCTAGAGAAAGCTTTCGCGCGGCTTTATGACCAAGGCACCGACAACGTGAGTCGGCAACTGATCAAGCGGCTTCTCACCAGCAAAAAGCTCAAGATCAAAGCCAAGGCGGCCAACGTCACCGGCCTACAGGTCGCCGACATGTTCGCTCATCCGAGCGCCATGTACGTACGCTCGCTTCACAACGCTGGCGAAGCTCCCGACCGATTCGGCGGCAACATCGTCGAGCTATTGCTCGACTCGAAATATCGCCGCAGTCACTGGAGCGGCAAGATCGAAGGCTATGGCATTAAGTGGCTGCCCTGAATGGGCAACGGGGGCCTAAAGCCCCCGCCCGACGGCACATCAACCGTCACCCTCCCGCACAAGGCGGGATTGCCGAGATTCTATCCCAGCCGAGTCCGGACGCCTAGAAAAATGGGGACTCGGGGCGCGATGTTCGCAACGCCGCATTATCAACTAATCGAACTTACTACGTCAAAGTGATAATTACCGGCAATCCCATGCCGAGTTCTCTCACTTGAGATCGTTCAGCTCCGGATGCTTCGAATACAATTCAGATAAAATGTCGAGATGAATATGCCCGATCACGCTTCCCACAGATCTCTTCAATTCATGAAACTTACCTTCTCTGCACTCATTCTTGCTAATCGACAAGATCTTCGTCAGCGAGGCGATTGAGGCAAGAGCCAGATCTCGAACCTCCTGTGCACATTGCTTTTTCACCTTCGCCTCCCCAATAAATTTTCCATCTGATCGCGCATCGGGTTTGCTCCGTGCCCGGCCAACAAAAAGCCCGCCGCGGTGAGTGCCGGGCGGGCGCAACTCGTGAACGTACTTGTTTTGTACTGTTTCTCTCCGAGCGCGTCAAGCGGGAAAATTTGAGTGGCAGCGCTACGCGATCTTCAGAAGGTGGGGCGCATCCTTCCGCGCCCGCTCCCGCACATCGTTGATCGCGGAATGCATGTTTCGCTTGCCCGCAGCAGCCGCTTGCAGCGTCGTCATATCATCCTGCTGGCGGCGCAGCTCGACTTGAACCAGCGGATCGGATAGGACCTTTTCCTCCACGCTCCGCGGCGGCAGCGGCAAAGGCGACCCTGAGTGCAAGCGGCAACTGGTCGAGTTGCCCCCGCAGCTTTTCCTCATCAAACCTTAACTCAGCCATTGGAGCAGACCTCATTGATCGGGAAAAGTCGCCATCGTGTCGCTCGCCAACTTACCCCCGAGGCTCTCGATCACAGAGGCACAGTCCGGACAAATCTTTCTTCTGGTTGCTGAAGTATGTGGAATCCAGCTCGATCGCCGTTCCTCCGACAGAACGGTCTGTTTCGCATGCGCCGCGGTGCAGCTTTGCAGCACCTCTTGAGCGCTGAATAGTTCTGTTCATCCCCTATGCTCGCTATTTCTTCTCTTTAAGAAGATGCAGTACCATCGATATCTCCTTGTCTGGATTATACTCGATAGTGAGTATATTGTATTTTCGTTCTTTTATGGGTATTACAATCTCGTTCCTCCTGCTCAACAACCCTGGAAGACCGCCCTCGAATAAATGCGCGTAGCCCGAGGGAAAAGTGATCGTCTTTTCTTCGTCCTCGCTGAAAATATCTTCTCTGACCTCGCGCAGCCGTGCAAAAAGCGCAGTATCACCCGATGCATAATAGCATCTTGCTATGACCCATGCGCCCGATGACAATCTATGGACGGTCGTGCTGAGAGGCTCGCCCCAGAGTACCGCCACTTGTCCGCCTCCAACTGGCAGCATATCGATCCACCCGGACGCTTGGCAGGCTCGCCCGTAATCGCTCGGTAGGCCGGCGATCCAATTATCGTCTCCCTCGCCCGCAATCCCGCCGACGTTGGAAACGCCCCCCCAAAATGGTAGCAACGCCTCGTCGCACAGAATCAGCGGCCCCTGGTACTGCAGCCACTTCAT